GACATCAGGAAGGGGTGCAAGGGGAACCTCACCTATGCGATAACCATACGCAACAACACGACGGTGGACAGCTAGAAATTTGGACGTACCTCAGCAGTGGTTGTTTGCCACTGCTTAAAAGCATGGTACGCTACATTGACTGTATTTTGAACAATATGATCGCCAAGCACAGCATGATAGCGATTCAAATTGACCTTCACGACCTCCCGGGCCTGTATGACTAGCCTGTCATAGGCGTCTTCGGATTTGGTGAGACCCATGAAAGACCGGTCAGTCAAAATATGAGAAAGAAGCTCAACAGAGACTTTCATCTCCAGTGAACCCTTCTTCATTTTGACTGGGCTTGGGAACTTTCCGCTAAGGGTTTGGGCGGAAAGCCTGCTGTTGATGGCATCGCTGCAACCAACAATGCACGATCCGGGGAAACCGTTTCTCCATCCGTATCGGCGCAGGTCGTCATCCATGTCAAGCTTACCGTTACGTGTCTTGACATAGGAAAACACAGCATACTGGGGATTGTCATGTTCGACATCCGAAGCATTTCTGACATCTGGCCGCAAGTCAGTGTGTGTTTCATCGGTAAAATACATAAACCGGCATGAGTGGTCGATCCAATCGTCCCAGAAGCCTGGGACAAAGAAATCGAGATAACCAGGGCGCCTTACGCGCTCCCTCCACTCGTATTTGACATTGCGAATCTTATTAATGAACCCTATGTATTGCGGGCTCGTAAGCATTTCAACTTGTCGATCAAGATTTCTGATCACAATGTCTTGTTTTTGGATTGTTTTCTCAGCCTCACTTAAGTCTTTAATTGCTTGCTTATTCACTGAGAAAGCTGCTGCCGCTTGAGCCGAAAGTACGTCCAAACCGTCTTTCATTTTATTTTGTTTTTTGTTTCCGCGGCGACCTTGCCCGTAATTGAGCTGTCTATTGTATGCATCGCGGATCTTCCTGTTGTAGTTATTCAACTTCTCTCCTTTCTTCTGTGGCCTGAAACCTGCTTTAAAGGCTTCGAAGTCACTGATTGGTGAAGAGGGACCCGCCGTGGCAGGTTGAACAGCATTTGCAGTAACTGCAACCGATGCTGATTGAATAACAAGAGCTGGAGGTGGCGCCGGAGCGACAGCAAAACCAGCTGGTGTAGTGGAAGACACCGCCCGCAGCGGAACAGGCGGTAGTGGAGAAAGGCCAGAAGCCCCCGTGGAAGCTACCGTAACAGTAACAGGCACGGGTGCCTTGACGGAGCTCAAGTCTCCAGACCAACACAGTTTCTCCTTGCCCTTCTCTTCAGGGCCTAGTGTTGAGTCAGTGAGCATTGGCGGTCCCGGATTGAGTTCTACGCCGACTAATTCAGGTTCCATTCCTTCCAAGACAGTATCAACGATTGGTTCGCCGAGCTCCACGAATGGTGCCCAGATCTGCCACTCGGCCCCCTGGCCGGGTTGATCGTCTGGTGACGTTGAAGGGTTATGGTACCTAGACAGCCTAAGCATAGCCTCGGTATGGGATGCGACTGAGGTTGGTATACGGTGAGTCGCGAACTCACTTGTATACCACAGAGTATCGCGTGCCTGATCTCTGGGTTTAGTTTTATGACATCTCTTGAAGTTAGGTCTGGCGCTCACAGCCAAACCACAACCCACTACGGGTGCCTCTTCAAGGCGGTCCTCCTGTTGTTGTTTTGTTTTTGTCACTTTAGGAGTAGGCTGTGTGCATGTCCCTTGTGAGAGGACATGCACACAGAGAACGCTAAGCCAAATCGGGTTTCCG